CAGACTTCATATAACAATGCTGCTCCTGGTGCGCATCGTTATCATATTGATTTAATTCTTACAAAACTTCCATATGATAGCGTAGATGATCAAAATTTTATTGAATTATTAAAAGTTGACGCTGGAACTATTGTTCGTATTGTCAATACTACACAATACTCAGAATTAGAAAAAACTCTTGCTCGTCGTACATATGATGAAGCAGGAAACTATACTGTTCGCCCATTTAGTATTGATGTTCGCGAAGCAAGAAATAATAGTCGTGGCGCATGGACAACTACTCCAACATCATATTTGATTGGTGATGTTATTACATACAGTGGTAGAAAATATACTGCTAAAAATACAGCAACTTCTGCTTCTGCTGTGCCACCAACTCATACTACTGGAACTGCCTATGATGGCGCAGGTAATACTGGTGTTAATTGGGAATATACTCCTTATCCAGTATATAATCGTGGTATTACATTAAATGGTTCAGATGATCAATTAGCAATTGCATTAGATCCAGGTAAAGCATATGTTCAAGGTTATGAGATTGAAAAAGTTGCTACTGAATATGTTTATATCAACAAGTGTCGCGATGCTTCTCATCAAGTTCAAGTAACTAATGCTTTCTTACCAGCAACTGTTGGTAACTATGTTTATATAAATGCGGTAAACTCTGTTCCATTCGTTGATACTTTTGTTCAGGTTGCTCTGTATAATCAATTTACCACAACTGGTGCTGCTTCTGCTGCTCCAGGAACTGCTGTTGGCACACAAGTTGGTACTGCTCGTGTTCGATTTATTGAGTGGGACAATGGTACTATTGGAACAACAGCTGCTCAGTATAAAGTTGGATTGTTTGATATTCAGATGTTTTCTGGATACGACTTTAAACGCAATGTAAAATCTATTTACTACAATAATCCAGCTGGTGGATCTGTTGTTGACTTCTCAGGTGATATCGTTCCAATTAATACTCGTTTAGTTGGAGCAGGCACAGCATCTTCTAGTACAACACTTACTGGTACTGGAACTTCTTTCCTTACCGACTTAGTTGTTGGTGACTATATTCTTCTTGGTGGATCGGGTGGAACAGTTCGTCGTGTAACTGCAATCGCTTCACAAAACTCTATTACTGTTGATCAATCAACATCTGTTACTGGCGTTACTATTGATAGAATTTCTACTCAAATTTATGAGCCAGAAAATGAATCATTGATTTTTAAATTGCCTTACTACGCAATTAAAAATTTAACATCAAATAAAACAACATATTATGTTTATCAGAAGTTTAGCGGAACAGCCTCTGCTGTGTCTGGAAGCAACTGTACTTTGACAGTTTCAACTGGTTCTGGAAACATGGTTTCTTATGCCCAGACAAATAATTATCAACTTGTTGATAATACTACTGGCACTTCTATTACCTATGTTTCTGCTGCTATTGCCACAGGTTCTATTACCTTTACACTCGCAAGCACTTATGCTAATAGATCGATAACAGTTATTGGTACTGTTGTTAAAACTGCAGCGGAAAAAACTAAAACATTAAACACAACTGGTGTAGCTACATTTACTACACAAGCAGCTGCGCAAGCGTTATCATTAAGTCTTGGAAAAGCTGATGGATATAGAGTTACAAGCGTATTAATGGATGCTGGAGGTTTTTCTGCTCCAACTGGAAATTATACACTTGATATTAGTGACCATTATAATTTTAATGATGGTCAAACTTCTTCATTCTATGGTCTTGCTAAATTAGAATTAAAACCTTCTTATACTGTTCCAAGTGGTCCAGTTCAAGTTACTTTTGAATACTTTACTCATGGTACTGGAGATTATTTCTCTGTTAATTCTTACACTGGTATTGATTATAAGAAAATTCCTTTTTTCGGTGGAACTTCTTTACGCGACTCAATCGATTTCCGTCCAAGAGTTGATGATACTGGTGTAACATTCACTGGTTCAGGTGGTTCTGTTTCCTTGATTCCAAAGCGTGGTCAAGAAATTCAAACAGACTTTACATATTATCTGCCAAGAACAGATAAAATTGCTTTAGATATTACTGGTCAATTTTTCCAAGTTGCTGGAACTCCATCATTAAATCCTGGAGATCCAGAAGAACCAAAACAAGGTATGGTTCTTTACACTTTAAATCTTGAACCATATACATTTAGTACTACAGCATCTAGTGTTCGTGTTACTAAAATAGAAAATAAGCGTTATACAATGCGCGATATTGGTAAGTTAGAGTCAAGAATTAATAATCTTGAATACTATACTTCACTTTCACTACTAGAGCAACAAACTGAATCCTTAACTATTACAGATTCAACTACAGGATTAAATCGTTTTAAAAATGGTTTTATTGTAGACAATTTTAGTGGACACAATACTGGAGATGTAGCTAGCACTGATTATTACTGTTCAATTGATATGAATTCAAATCAATTGCGTGCTTTCTATTCAATGAAAAATGTTGGACTGATTGAAAAAGTTTCAACAAATGCTGCTCGTACTGCAGCAAATTATCAAATTACTGGCGATTTGATTACTCTACCATATACAACTACTTCATTAATTACGCAACCTTATGCGTCAAGAATTGAAAATGTTAATCCATTCGCAATCTTCACTTTCCTTGGGCAAGTAAATTTAAATCCACCAAGCGACACTTGGTTCGAAACTGATCGTCGTCCAGATATTGTTCAAAATACAGAAGGCGATTTTAATACTATCGCTACTCTTGCTGAAAAGGCAGGTGTTCTTGGAACTGTTTGGGGCGCATGGCAAACTCAATGGACTGGTCAACCAGTTGTTACTAATACCACTTATGTTGGAGACCAGCGTGGTCTAGGAACTGTCGGTTGGAGAGATGGTCTTGCTGCAGATACTTCAGTAGATCAGTTAAACGCAATGTTCGGTAATGTTCAAGGACAAGGTTGGGCTCATCGTGTTGTAACAGCTGAAACAACAGCAACTCAAAGTGGTTTAACTAGAACTGGTGTTAATACTCAAGTTGTTGCTAAAATTGATACACAATTAGTTGCAGATCGCATTCTTTCAACTGCTGTTATTCCTTATGTTCGTTCAAGAAATATTCTTATTCAAGCAACAGGATTAAAACCAAATACAACATTCTATCCATTCTTTGATAATGTTAATGTTTCTGCGTACTGCACTCCTGCAACTAAAATTACTTACACAGGTGCTGTAGATTTTGATACTACATCTAATGTTGGCGCAAATACAACACAAACTGCCAGATTAATTAATGGTGATTCTCAATCTGCATTGAGTACTGGTGATGTTATTACAGGTCAAATTTCAACTGCCACTGCTGTTGTTGTTGGAACAGAAAAAGTTTTAGACAGTACTGGTAATGTAACAACAAGAAATATCTATGTTGTTAATATTAAAGGAACATTTACTGCAGGCGAATCTATCGTTGGTAGCATTAGTGGTGTAACTGGAACAAATATTGCTGTTGAAGCAGCTGGTGTTCAAGTTGCTGGTGGTTCTTTGGGCACCGATGTTAATGGTAAAGTTCAATTACTGTTTAATATTCCACAAAATGATACTTTAAGATTCCGAACTGGTCAACGCCAATTTACACTTACCGACTCAGCGATAAATGATGCAACATATACATCTAGAGGTGCTGGTCAATATTTTGCTCAAGGTGTTCTTGAAACAAAACAAGCAACATACAACTCGGTAAGAAATGGTATTCTTGTACAGAATCAGGTTGATCCACAATATCAAGTTGTAACAAATACTACATCTCGTACAGTTTCTGATACTGGTTGGTATGATCCATTGGCTCAGACTTTTATGATCAACTCAAATGGTGGAGCGTTCCTTACATCAGTTGACTTATTCTTTGCTACAAAAGATCGCAGTATTCCTGTTCATATTGAGATTGGTGAAGTTTTTGCTGGTGCTCCAGTAAAAACAATTCTACCTTTCTCTCAAGTAGCATTACCACCAGAACAGGTAAATATCTCTTCAAATACTGTTACATTGCCTGATGGAACAATCGTTCCGAGCTATGATACACCGACTAGATTTACTTTCCCATCGCCTGTTTATGTG